GGGATTGGCATGTACTCGGGCTCACCGCCGGCCAGGTCTCCGACCGTCACCGCCGCTGGCCTTTCACCCAGTTGGTAGTTGACGATGCGGTCGTACTTCTCGCCGGCCACGCTGCGGATGGTGATCGCGTGGGTTGGTGCCAGTGAACCAGCCTCGGCCAGTTCGACAGCTTCTTCTGCGTTTGTTGGACATGGGTCGTTGGACCGCATCTGCCACCACGCCTCGGCCTTCTGCCGCGCGTAGCCGCTGTGCTCCAGGCACACCCACTCCGACCGCATGTCGTGGAAGCCCACCTCGTAGTCCACGCGCATCGACCGCGGGGCTTCGGGCGGGGCGTCGCGTTTGACGTGGACGCTGTAGAACACGCGCCGTACCTCGTGCTCCTCGATCGTGACCTGGCCGGAGAGGATGCCGGCCGAGTCCGCCGTGGCCTCGTGCGTGCGCCGTTCTGGCGGTGGAAAAGCGTGCCCGCACTCAGGGCACGTCGCGTAGCCTGCGGCGATCAGTGCGCGGCACCCGGGGCATTCTTTCACAGGCGCTTCGCCCGCGCCCTTGTTCGGCGCGTCCGTGACCCGGATCGCATCAACCGGGCCGTGGCGCAGCACGTTGCCGCCGAAGTCCAGCACAAGGCAATCAGCCTTCCCTTCGCATAGCCGAAAACCCCGCCCGACCATCTGGTAGTAGAGCCCCGGTGAGTTGGTCGGGCGAAGCAGGGCCACGCAGTCTACGTTGGGCGCATCGAATCCCGTGGTGAGCACGTTGACGTTGACCAGGTAGGTGAGTTCGCCTTTCCGAAAGCGTCGGATGAGCTGGTCGCGGTAAAGCGACGGCGTCTGCCCGTCGATGAACCCGCACTCGGCCTCACCCCCGGCAGCCTGCTCAATGACGCGGGCGACGTGCTTGCCGTGCTCAACACCGCTGGCAAAAACCAGGCATGCTTTGCGCCCGCCGTGGCGCACGGCATCGACGATCTCGCGGCACGCCGACTGAACCAACAGGTCCTGGTCCATCAGCTGCTCGACCTCGTCGGACACGAATTCGCCCGCGCGTACATGCAGCGAGTGGAAGTCGGGTTTGCAGCGGCCCGCCCTGGACTTAAGCGGCGAGAGGTAGCCGTCACGGATCAGCTCACGGACGCCGATCTCGTAGCAGATCGCGTTGAGGATCCCTTCCGGCGGCGGCAGGCAGATCGGGCCCGACGCCATGCGGAACGGCGTGGCGGTCAACCCGATCACGCGCACCGCGGGGTTGACCTGCCGCATGTCCGCCAGGAGACGCCGGTACATCCCGTCGCCGCCCCCCGATTCGCCCGGCGGGATCATGTGCGCCTCGTCGACGATGATCAGGTCGAAGTGCCCAAGCTGTTCAGCCTTTTGGTAAACCGACTGGATCCCCGCGACAATGACCGGGTGCGTCGTGTCGCGGCGCTTGAGGCCCGCGGAATAGACGCCCACGTGGATGTCCGGGCAGACCTGGTCGAGCTTGTCTCTGGCCTGCTCCAGCAGTTCCTTGACGTGGGCAAGGATCAGGACGCGCCCGCCCCAACGGCTAACGGCGTCGGAGCAGATTGTGGCGATGACCGGGGTCTTGCCGCCGCCCGTGGGAATGACCACACACGGGTTGTCGTCCCGCTCGCGCAGGTGGCGGTACACGGCCTCGACCGCCTCGGTCTGGTACGGCCGCAACGTCATCGGCTTGTGATCGACCGTAAACAGGCTCACCGCCGCGCCGCCTCCGTTCGTCTATGAACACCAGCGCTCTGCAGCACCAGGTCGCGGTGCCCGCGTTGGCGCAGGGCTTGGGCCCCGAGTCGGCGCAGTTCGGACTCGGCGCGGTTGAACACTTCCATGGCCTGATCGAGCGACATCGCATTGGACCACGGGCACGGACGCGCCTCGAACCAGTCGGCCACGGCGCAGTACCGTAGCGCCGCGCCGATTAGCTCGGACTGAGGCACAGATGGGTTCTTCGTGTTCTGCTGGCGCATCGCGCGTCTCTCATCGTTTCAGTTCTGGTTCGCTCTCAGCCACGCCCCGCACGCCAGGCAACGCGAGAGCGGCATGTCGCCTAAGCGCACAAGCACCTGACCACCGTCGAATCGCGCTTGCCGGCGCGCGATGAGCAGATCGATCTGGTTGTCGTCGGCGTACACCCCCGCGTGCTCCAGCGAATCGAGCAGGGCCTTCTGGATGTTGTCCAGGTCGCGACGCCGCCGGTCGGGCGGGAACGCGTCCATGCACAACGCGATCCGCCCGCCCGACGGCGGCTTGCGTGGCCCGTTGCCGCTCATGCTGAACGCCGGCGCAAGTTGGTCACGCACCGACTCGCGGTAGCGCCGGCCCTCGTCGCCGATCACCATCCGCCCGCGCCACATTCGCCAGTAGTGGTTCACCGACGGGGGGTAGGGAAGTTGTAGTTCCAGCATCCGTGCATCCGTGGGGGTTCTCTAACGGGTTAAGCCGCCGGCCGGGAGTCGAACCCGGCGCGGAGCCGACGCTCCGCGCGATCGGCCTATGAAACCGATCAGGCATCCGTGCCTTCTGCCGGCGGCAAGCTGTGGTGCGCGTCCTTGAGCCGCCGGCTGGGTGCCGGCGGTGTCCAGACAGGACCAGGTCGCGGGGACGTTTCTGCAGCCCGTTTTGGGTCTTACAACCGGAGGCTGTTCGCTAAAGCGGTTTTCGTCGCCGCTCAAACGCGCCGGCTGTCGCACGCGCACCACGTGAGCTTCGTCGATCTTTCATCGCCGCCAGGGCGGCGTTGGATTGATCGCCTGAGCGGGCTGGGCGCTGGTGGCGGCGGCTTCGCGTTTGGCGTAGCCCCGCACCTCGTTGGCCATCTCGCCGGTGTCGTCGCGCTTCTTGAACTTGACGGTGATGACTAGGGGGATGTTGTGCAGCTCGACGCTGTCGCCGGGCTGCATCACGCCCACCGCGCGGCAGATGGCCGACAGCTCCTGCCGCGCGATCTGTACCGTGGTCGGGTTAGGGTTGTGCAGGTTCAGACGCGACCAGACGTACCGGCCCTTGTACGGCCCGTCGAGGATCTGGAACGTCAGCTGCAGGTACTGCCCGTTGCCGTTTTTGGTCGGCTTCATCTCCGATTCGCTGATCACGGCCAGGTACTTGCCGGCGGGGATCGGCTCGAAGTCCTGCGACGGTTCGACAGTGGCTGCGTTGAATCCATTGAGGTTCGCCATGGGAATATCTCCTGGGTCGTTGGGTGCGGATTAGTTGGAAGATTGATCGTTGGTTTCCGGCGACGGGGCCATTTCGCTCGGTGTCGCGGGTTGCGCTGCGGTTGCCTGGCCCGTGCCGGCGCTTACGTTGGCTGGCGCCTCATTCCGGGGGCGGGGGTGGACCTGCGCGGCGAAGTAGTCGTAGGCGGCCCACTCAAGCGGTAGCTCGAAGGGCATGTTCAGTCGATTCTTGGCCACGTGGGTCGGGCCCTCGCAGGTGCGCATCACACGTTCAGGCGATTCGACGTTCTTGATCTTCCGCGGGTTGGTCGTGGATGTGTAGGTGGCGAAGAACACCTCGTCGCACCACTCCATCACCACCGACGCCGCCAGCTTGTGCAGGCGCGGCGTGAAGCGGTCGAACGCCGATTCCTCGGGCGTCTGAAACTTCTCGATCTTGGTGTGCGCGATCAGGATGACCGCCATGCTGCGCTCGCGCCGCAACGCGTCCAGCGCGTCGAGGAACCTGCGCCAGTAGTTCAGGGCGTAGGTGTAGCCCTTCTGGAAGCCGATCTTCTCGATGTTGCTGACGTTCTCGGCGGTGCAGACCTCCTGCCAGATCATCCGCTCGAGCCAGTCCAGCGAATCGATGACGACGGTCTGGTACTCGTGCGGCTGCGTCTGCAGTTCGGCCAGGGCGTCTATCACCTCGTTGAACGCGCGGGACAGCGGGAACTTGGCGCACTCGATCTCGCCGAGGCCGTCTTCGGTCTGGATGAAGATGGGTTGGCGCGCCGTAGCGCCGAACGTGCTCTTGCCGACACCCTGCACCCCGTGGACCATGCAGCGACGTGGTGCGGCGTGTTTACCGGCGTACACTTGCGATAGAAGGTTCATGATGGTGTCTCCGATGGTGGGTGGTTGCGTTTCAAATGGCGCTGCGGCCGGGCCCGGGGCCTGATCGGGTCACGGCCACACAGGAGGCGACCGGCCGCAGCGCCAGACGTGTCAAAGCCAATCAAAAGTGCGCATCTGCTCGTAGCCGGTGGGCCAGGTGTTGGTTGCGCGGCAGTGGCGCAGCCGCTTGACGGCCTCCTCGTTGTCCTTCTGAGCGATCGCCAGCACGTCCTCTCCCATGCGCCACACGCCGCACCGGTAGGGCTCCTTCTTCTCCACCGCGATGAGATGTACCGGCAGGTCGCGCGGGTCCAGGCCGGCGGCGGCGGCGGAGACGGAGCGGTAGAACGCCAGCTGGTGGGCGTATCCGTACTTGCGGGCGTCGATCTCGAAATACGTCAGGTCGTCGGTGGTCTTGAGGTCGACGATGGCCGCGCCGTCCATGTGCGTGAACCAGTCGATGCGCGCCTGGCAATCTACGCCGCTGCCGGCGGGCCAAGGTGTGCGGAGCACCGCTTCGGCAACGCCCAGCACAAGCAGCTGCCGGGCCAAACTGTGTCCCATCACGCCGGCCGCCATCTCTTCGATGTTGCTGACCTGCTTGGGCGTCAGCACGGGCTTGCCTTGGGACTCGGCCCATTCCGCGAAAGCCTTCGAGCGCGGGTCGTAGGGTTTACCTGTCCGCTCGTTGATGGGGCCGCCGACGGCGTACTCGGCTAAGAACCGCTCGCGCCCTTCGAGGACCAGCGTGTGGGTCGCCCTGCCGATCAGGTAGGCCGTGGTCTCTTCGTCCACGATCTGGCCGGACAGCTTGCGGTGGTAAAGCAGCGGGGACTTGCGGAAGTCCGCCAGGCGGTGGCTGGACAGGTAGTCTTTTGCCGATGCGTGGTATGTCTCTGCGGGCTCGAAAATGAATTGAGATGCCAGCGTTTCGGGAATCATCGACCACCCCCTTTAACCGGCAGCCATGTCATGGATGGGTTGCCCGTGACGGTGCAGACACGCTGCGGGCCGTTCTTGATCCGGCCGGCTTGACGAAGCTCAGGCAGACGGCGCGAGGGGACGTGGCGCTCCAGCCCGCTGCGCGCCGCGATCTCGGCGGCGGTGCTGCCCGGGCGCTTCCACACCTCCAACAAGCACCGGTGGCGCTGGCTGGCGGCGCGTCCGGATCGCTCAACGGACTCGGCGGCTTCGTGAGATGTCGGGGGGTCGGTTCTTCGTGCAAGTGCGGGCATGCGATGCTCCAACAACAGTAAGTGTCACCGCGAGCGGCGTCGTGCCGGATCGCGTCCGCCGCAGGTCGCGGACACCCTGTTGTTTGCCGCCGGCCCCCAAACTTGCTCGGTCAACGAGATGTGAACCAGCAAACACATATGCGCCACATATGGGCCGTGCGCTGCGCGTGGCGAGCCAGCAATGCGGCGCACATGCGGCGCAGATGAGTTGACCGGCGCAGCGCCGGGCCTACAGACCTGACC